GCCAAATTTCTACGTTACTCATTAGAATATACCTGGAATAATTTGTCCTGTGAATGAGTATGCACCTAGTGCTGCTACTATTCCGATCATGGCCATCCAGCCATTAAACTTTTCTGCTTCTGGTGTCATTGTTGTTCTCCTTTTATTGGATTGAGGGTTAAAAAGTGACTAGCATATGCTAGTGGTGTAAAAGACCTTGGCATCTAAAAGATACCAGGCATAACTGCTCCGAAGAGGATGTAGTTATGAATTGCTGCAAAGAAACCAATCATCGCTAGACGACCATTAAGTTGTTCTGCATTCTCCCAATAATTAACGTCCATTACTTCTACTTGAGGTTCATGGGCAAACATATTCTGCTTACCATACTCTGTAGTTGTATAGCGATTCATACTGGGTGTTGAAGAAGTCATTACTTCATTAAGAAACGTAACAATATTATATAGGAAACATTAAATTGTGTCAAGAAACTTAACATTAGGGGTATCCGAACAATAATAAAGGGGTCTAATGACCCCTATAATGTAATCTTATATTAACTAGTCTCAAACCCTGGTGGCAGTCGGCCAAAGTAAGGATCATAATCAAATAGACTATTCCAATCTTCTACATTAGTTGAGTCTACTTTCCAAAAATTCCACAGTCCATCATAACTTGACTTATGAAACACATCTAAATGTTCTGTATGAATAGAAGAACCTAATTGAATTCTAAAAAGAAATAAAGGTATAGCAAATGTATTACCAGAATTATAAATCAAATCATCTGCTACTGCCCTTGGTTTGACACCATTATCAAGTTTATATTTCTCACCACGTACATGCAAGTCCATTAACTTTTGAGCATGACGACGAGTTATTAAATAACATGCAGTAGAAAAATCATTTACAAATCTTCTATGCGTTTGTAAATGTACAGCTGCAGGGTTAATAACAACTAACTGAACAACATCATAATCATAAGGAATCTTACAAAAGAAATCTCTCCATTCAAATGGCCAATAAGTAACAGTACCAATATCACAATCATCTTCCATGATGAGAGCACAAGGAGCATCAGTCTTTAAGAACTCTTTCATTGCTTTCAAGTGTGATGTAGTACACCCAACTTCACCAGAGGTCATTCCATCAGGATATCTTCCTTTAAGAATATGGCCTAGATCCCTATCTCCTCTCCCATCATAAGCAGATATACGTGTGTAATTTTCTATCTCCCAATATTTAAGTTGAGCTTTCATATAAGCATCTCTTTCTGGTTCTTCATCCAAATTGAGATAGTATATTGGAGGAAGACCTTTTAGTTTGTAAGTTGATTTATTTCTGTCCATATTAATCAATAATGTCTATTGTAGGTCTCCAACCTAAATTTGTCAATTGAGTTATATCTGCACATAAAGATTCTGGTTCTCCTTGAACTTCTTTAATCGGAAGATTACTTCTACCCATAGTCATAGCTAATTCCAATACAGAATTATTCTTTCCTGTTCCTATATCTATTACACCTCTAAAATTATCAGGAATCAGATAACATATTGCCCTCACTACATCATGAACATGAATCCAATCTCTTCTATGTTTTGTCAGATATGGTGCCGTATTTTCCTGTAGCATTCTATAAAGCATATCTTTACGACTACCCTCCTCTGCCCATACATTAAAAAATCTCATGCCTACACTATTAGAAGGTGCCTGTATTTCATTAACTTTTTTAGTAATTGCATATGGATTTTGCCACCAACTATATGCACCTGCAGAACTGGCATATAATAAACGAATATTTTTTTCTCTACAATACTCAAATATTGGTTTAGATTTTACTACATTATTTTCCCAAAATTTATCAGGATTTTTTAAACTATCTCTTAAAGCTGCGAACGCTGCCAAATGAATTATGATATTATAATCTCCACCTTTAAAATTAACTATATCATCTGGAAAATCTATCCCATCAACTTCATACCCAACTTTATTTAAATAATTGAATAAGTAGTTACCTATAAAACCCTTATGTCCAGTAACTAAGATCTTCATTTAATAATACTTTCAATATTTGGTAAGTAATAATCAGTTAATATTTTACACCATTCAAACCTTTTTGCATAGTCCAAAATTTCTTGTCTATTATTCACAGAATACTCCCTATTTTTTATGATTTCATTTTCGATATATTCAATATCTAAAATTTTATCTTCAGGAATTACTGTAATAAATTCTTTACTTAGATCAAGATTAGCAGTTCCCCATTCTGATACAACCACACCCAATCCAGCAGAAAGGGCCTCCATACAAACTAAAGGATGTGCCTCACCATCAGATAATAATACAAGATTACCATACTCAGTTAAATTTTTATACAACTGTTCCTTAGACCACTCACCAAGATAATTTCTACTGGTATCAAATCTAGGATCAGCATTGTTACCAGCATAATACAAACTCTTTATTGACTGGAACATATATTGTCTCTTACGATAATCTATCTTGGCAAGATATAAACTACAGTGAGAATATTTCGGATTATCTTTTACAGAAAATTCTTTAGTATTAACTCCGTTAGGTGTAACGAATAACCTATCTTCTGGTATCTTTAATATATCATTATAGACCTTCTTAATACCTTCAGAAAGGCAAAAAACTCTGGGTTTAATATTCAGAAATGGTTTAACAATTCTATCACCATAATATCCCCACTTAGTAGGTTGTTCTAGATAACCATAATGACTGGTGATAGCACAAGGATATTGGATGTAAGGATAAACCTCAATAAAATCATCGTACTGAATATGAACAAAGTCAGGTTTGAATGAATTTATTTGTTGAATAATCTCAATTGGTTTTGGTGTGTTTATAATTTGTACTTCATGACCCAACTCTTTTAGAGCTAAATTCTGATCCCATACCAATATCTCTACAGCACCCCAACCTGTTGGTGGAATAGGCATAATGCCTGGTCCAATAATTGCTATCCTCATCTTGATAACTCCTGAATAAATTCATAATCCCTATGTATCGTAGCAACATTCTCAAATGCTAGAAACAAATCAGGATTATTTTTATAAACATATGCCATTGCAATCTGTTCGTTATTAACCATTCTACCACCAATCATTTTATTTTGCAATGTATCATCAATCAAGTCACAAAATTTTATCATGGGTTCTTTGTATCCACCCCACAATCCAGCCATGACCCAACTCCTATTGTCCCAAAAATATTCTTCACTACATCCATTAGCATTTACCAGATCTGGATAGTAAGACATAGAAGTCTGAATGATTGCTGTATCCTTATTAGATTTAAAAGCACCCAGTGCATTAGTTGATGGATATGGATTTGTTAACGGTACTTCATAGAATAGTCTTGACAGACCTGCATCCAACCATAAGAAAACATCCGAATTAAAATGATCTTCTTCTATAGCTCTCTTGACCCATTGGAACTTAGAGAAAATTATAATACTGTATAAAGAATTTGTACATTCCAATCTTTTAGGATCACTTATCCTTTCTTTATATTCAGAAGAATTAATAATATTTTCAATATTATTTTTTAAAAAATAATAAGGAACCTCTTCTAACTTTTGAGATATAATTTTAGTGGGTAATCCTTTTCTACTTTCACTAACAAAATCAACCAACGAGGGATCAACATAAACCACCATAGAGGTGGGTATCTTTAAGGTTTCTTTAAACCAAGAAAGATACTCACTAAATTTTCTTCCATCTCCATCATTCTCTCTGTTTATATCATAGAGAGCAGTAACCAAAGTAGCTGACATTATTTAACTTAATTGTCCAGGTCTACGCCATGCTTGCCAACTCTCATCATCTCTATAATCTAAACCTTCCTCACAGTAATCACAAAGGTCTGAACCATTTTTTCTGACCTCTACAACATGTTCAGAATTTATATACTCTTCCCACGTATTCTCTAACAAATTGCCCATGATTTCATCAAGACCATAATCCTGACAACAAAGAGACAGTGAACCATCTGGTAAGAGAACATTCTGATATACTCTAGAACAATTACCTCTAATGTTTATTTCATCAGGAACCTTACCCTTTTTCTCTAGTAGAATATTCATTGCTCTACTATTAATCTCTCTTTCACCAACATAAAAATGATTTCGTAAATCATGAAGTTCTGGATGAAGATCACCCAAACAATGATAATCATTTTTATATTGACCCCATCCATTTCCAGGATTCTGTATGATGAAATTTAACATATCATAATAGTCTTCACTGAGTCTTTTAATCTTTTTACCATTATGCTCATATATTTCTACTGGAATTTTAACTCCTATCATCTCTTCATATGAAAATGAAGGTAGATGAATATGAAGTTCTCTAAAATGAATATTACGTATTCTCATCCAGTCTTCTTTCTTCAATCCAACGAGAGTAGTATTCAATAGGATACTGTATCCCCTCTCATGTGCATGTAATATCATTTCAGCAGTATCTGGATTAAGAAATGGTTCTACATATCCAGTAAAATTTAATCCAATATCTTTTGGAATTGTACTAATACATTTTTTAAATGTCTCTAAAGACATCATGGTATCTTTATCAGAACCAATCCTCTCTCTATACCTTTTAATTAAGGTAGATTGAGGACAATATTCACATACATTAGAACACCCTACCCTTGGGGTTATTTCTATATTATGTTTTAATTTCATTCTTCTATTCTCTCTAGAATAACTTCTTTACCTATTCTGTTATACTGAAGATAATCTACACCATCATAAATGGGATCTTCATCTATTTGATAGTTAGTCCAGTCTCCAAAGAAAGGACGATTAACATCAATGATTCCTGCAATAGCATCAATAGATGATCCAACATCAAGAAATACTGCATCAGTATACTTCTTAAGCCTATGTAGGAGGCCTGACTTAACATGTCCTATACCCACTAAAAATATTTTAGAAGTAGAATTTTTAAGTTGTTCTCCAACCATCTTTTCTGTTGCATCAAGATCATCACAAGCAAATTTCTGAGGGATAGTAACATAATCCTCAAACTTTTCTATACCAAGATAGTCTTGATACTGAGGTGCTTCTATAATATTTTCAATAATATTTAATTTAGTATTAGCACCAAGTAATCCTATCTTTCCAGCAAAGGTTTGTAGTAACCATTTGTTAGCAA